ATAATGCGATCCGAAAGTCGGTTATGCTCGGGACATTTTCCGATGTATTGCGCGATCGCTTCCCAGGTGTCGCCGTTTCGCTGAATCAATCGGATCAAATCGCCCGATTTACTAACGGATCCGAAATTCATTTTTCGGGGCTGGATTCGGGCGAGCGTGTCGAGAAATTGCTAGGCCTCGAATTTGTGACAATTTATTTAAATGAGGCGTCGCAAATTCCTTGGTCGGTTGTCCCCTTGGTTCGCTCCCGTTTGGCTCAGGTTTGCAGATATTCGGATGGCTCAGGGATTATGCCGGCCCGAGCATTTTACGATTTAAATCCCTCGGGCTCAAAACATTGGACCGCGCAGGAATGGCTAAAAGGTCAAAGCCCGAGCGGCGGCCCGATTGCAAATCCGGCCTGGTATTATGCGGCGCAGATCAACCCCGCGTCAAATCCCCGCCTTTCGCCCGATTATCTCGCCGAGCTTGACGCAATGGACACAAGGCGCCGCGCTCGCTTCCTGCTAGGTGAATTTCTGGACGATTCCCCTGGCGCCCTTTGGAGCTTTGACGATATCGATCGAAATCGTTTGGCTCAGGCGCCGCCGATGGATCGCATATGCGTTTCAATCGATCCTTCTATTTCAAATTCAGAAAACGCCGACGAAGCGGGGATCGTGGCGGTAGGGGCCGCCGGTGGAATCGGATATGCGATCGCCGATGAATCAGGCCGCTACGGCCCCGAGGAATGGGCTAGGCGGGCGATCGATCTATTCTGGCGCATAGGGGCCGGCTGTATCGTCGCCGAGCAAAATCAGGGCGGCGAAATGGTACGGCTAACCCTCGCCGCGGTTGATCCCCGCGTCCCTGTGATTCTGATTCACGCCGTGGGGAGCAAGGCGGCCCGAGCTGTTCCGGTCGCAAACCTTTACAGGCTGGGCCAGTTTTGCCACGTGGGGAGGCTTGAAGGCCTAGAGGATGAAATGGTGAGCTGGGACCCAGATCCCCCGCGCGGCTCGCGCCGATGGTCGCCAGGCCGAATAGACGCCCTAGTGCATGGCGCCCGCTATTGCCTGCCGCATACGCTGGGCCTGAATCAAATGGACGCGCCCGTTATCTCAGGCGGGGGAGAGTATCGCCCGCCGAAGGGGGCAGATTACCACGGCGCGCAGGTTGTGAAATGGCGCGGCTCGGATGGTCTTTAAAGATATGGGCAGGAAGGCAAGCGGGGAGATACTAGGCCCGAGGCTTCGCCCCTGCTAGACGGGGCGGATTGCGGGCGTTAGGATAGCCCGAACCTAAGCCGAGGGATATAAAATGGGAATTTACGAAAAGGCCGCCCGCGTGGCGGGGGAATTCACGCGGGACACAATCGAACGGGGCCGGCGGCGCGTCGCCGAGCTTGTGCGGGTTGACGCCCCGCCCGTTCGCTCGGGCCGGATTCCTAACCCCGCGGATTACCTCGGCGGCGTTGACGATTCGGCGCTGTTCAGGAATCCCGCGATCCGCCGGCCCGAAGATATACAGCCAGAGGCGATTCTAGTGCAAATGGGAAGCGAGATCCCGCGGGCGCCCAGCGTCAAGCGAAGGCTTGCGGCGAGGGGCGAGGCCGATCGATATTTGAATCTGATCGCCGAGGTCGCAGATCTGCCGAATAAACAGGGCCTAAGCGGAACCCCTACCGCGGGCGGATTGCCTCAGGTCGAAAACAAAACCCAGCTTAAGCCGCTAGTGGCCCGAGGCCTAACTTACGATCAGGGCGAATTTGAAAGGATGGCGCGATCGAATCCGGTGGCGCGGAATGCGATTCGGGCCACGGTCGAAAGGGTGGCGCAGGCTTCCGAATATTACGCCGCGCCCGATCTGGATTGGGAGGCTATCGCGGCCGCGCCTGGGATGTCTCCCGAAGATCGTTATAAAGCCGGCGCCGCAATGCGAGAATCTACCGAGCGCGCCGCGGAGATTCTAAATCTAGAGTGGTTTCATAATCCCGATATTGATCCTTCGCAGATTATCCGCGAGCAAAGTTATTCGATGGTCCCTGGATTCGTTTTGCACGAATTCGGAATTGACCCCACTTTGCAGGGGCGCCGCCGGACAACATTTGTCGAACATAGGGCGCAAAGCTCGGTTTTGCGATGGGTTTGGGACCAGCGGGAGCGATGGCTAGGGGTTGTGCAAAATGCCTCGGGCTCGCCTGGCTTGCTCGCCGACGTGGCGGTTCCTGGGATTACGGTTCAGGGAATGCCGGTTATCGATTCGCGGAAATTGCTTCTAGTTTCAAATCAGCGGATCGGCCTGAATTTGGAAGGGCTCAGCGATTTGCGCGCGGCGTGGTATGCGTCGCAGGGCAAAACAGAATGGTTCGTTTCGGCGCTTATGCATAGGCGGAAATGGGGAAATGGTTTCCCGCTGTTCAAAATGGATTCCGAAAGCGCGAAGGCTAAGGGCGTTTCGGATTCAATCGCTCAGGCCGCTAAAGATTTCTTTTATTCGGGCCAGGCATATATGGGCCTTCCGCCAGGCGTAACAATGGAAATGCTCCAATTTGATTCAGATACGGGCTTTCTCGCCGCGATGGAATATTTCGACAAAGAAATTCTGCGATCCCTTGGCGCGCTCGCTTCCGAAATCGGGCAGAATGGCGGAAGTTATAACCTCGCCGACGTTCAACAAGCGGAGAGATTGCGTCAATTGCAGGGATATGCCGAGCAAATCAAATCAAGTCGCCGGACGTGGATTCAAACCGCGTGCGATGTTTTGATCGGGGATTTGGCCGTTGTTCCTGAATTGCGAATCGATGGCATAATGACGCGATCGGACGCCGAGGTTTTGAATATTTGGGAAGGTGTCGGGCGCGTGCGGGCGCTTGTGAATCCCGATGGCTCGCCCCTTTACACGCCGGACGATATTCGATCGCTGAGCGATACGGTCGGCGTGCCATTTACTACCGCCGAAGATAGCGCCGAGGATCAGGAAATGGCTGGAAATGAAAACAAATCCGCGCCGCTTCTAGTCGGCGCCTTGCAGGTGGCCCAGCAAGTTTTGGGCAGTTTGGTAGCCACAGAATTGAATCCGAATCCGATCGCGCCGGTTTCGGCAATTCTTTTGCTTTCGGCCGCGGGCGTTCCTGAAGATACCGCGAAGAAAATGGTCGAGGCTCAGATCGGTTTCCCGATCTCCGATTTCACAATTTCAAATCCTACGGCCGCGCCAGCGGTTAAGAAAATCGCCACTAGCGCCGAGGCTCAGGAATTCGGCGAGGAAATGGCCGGCGACGATCTGGACGATGGCCCCGAAAGCGCGGGGGCAGGTGTGGCCCTCGGGCCTTGGGCCGAAAGCGGCGAGCTTGACGGGCTGGCCCTTGTGACCGACGCAGGGCCGGAAGCGGCTTTTATTCACAGGGCGAAGGCCTTGGGCGAGGTGGATACTAAGCCAACCGGCGCAATGCGGGGAGCGGCCGCGGGGCTTAAATCTGCGAAAGCCGCGGTTATGGTTTTCGGCAGGGATGGGCAGGCCTTCGCGACATTCCGCGAATTGAATGGGGCAGAAAAGGCGGTAGCGTGGTCCCGCCTCTATTCAGGAATTCAAGCGAGCGGGACCACGTTGACGGCGATCGCCGACGCGATCGGGGAGCGCCAGCGGGCGGATTTTGCGAAGCTAGCCGCGCCCTTCATTGCCGCGGGGCAGGTTAACAAAATCGCGGGGCTATCCGTGGACTATCTCGCCGAATATGAAAAGGCCTTTGCGCCTTTGCTCGCGAATTGGTCGCAGTTTAACCGGCGCGAATTGCTCAGCGAGATCAAGGCCCAGGCCGGATCAAATTGGACGCCTTCGGCTGAGCCCGAAACTTTCGCCGCTGAATTGGATCAGGTTGTCGCCGCTCGGGCTTCGATTCTCGCAAATCAAATCAATGATGATTTGAATCGCAGGCTTCGGGAGGCCGCCACGGTGGAGGCTACGGGGGGGCAATCCCTCGCCGCGGTTTCGGGGCTGGCAATGCCCCTTGCGACCTGGGAAAAGCTCGCCGTCAACGCTGTTACACAAACGGCGAACCTAACCCGCGAGGAAGTCGCCCGCGTTGAAGGGCCGCCGGTGGAGCTGGCGACCTATTCGGCGATTATGGACAAAGTAACTTGCTCGAATTGCAGGGCCGTTGACGGAGAGGTTTTTGAATTCGGCTCGGCGGATTATATCCAAAACCGCCCGCCTAATAAAAACTGCCTTTCGACGCTCGGGCCGTATGGTAATGTTTGCCGCTGTATTTACGTTTACAAATTCGGGACCGCGGCGCCTGGAAAGTTTGAAGGCTCAGGCCTCGGCTAAGTTTCGCATTAATTCCGCTTGCTATTCTAGCGGGCGCGGTTCTATTAAAAGATCAATTCAATTGACGCCGCCCCTTAGCGGGGCGCTTCCCAAGGTAGTAAAATGGCAAATCGCGGCCCGTTGGCTTCAGTCTTGATCGTTGATCCCGTATTCACCGGCCGTGGCGCGAATGCGGCGGGAAATGGCGCGGCGGCCCTGCCCCCGCTTGCCTTCGGCGATGGCGCCGGAACGGATGGCGGGACCGTAGCGGCGCCCGTTGTTTTGACGGTTACTAATATCCTCAGCGGCTTCTATACCGCGAACACCGGCGCCACCGGCCGCACGCTTACCCTTCCCAGCTTCGCGGCCCTCACGAATGACACTAGCGGCGTTTTGAAGGCGGTTGGCGATTATTTCGATTTTCAGGTTTATAACAAAGGCGCGACAACGAACCTTGTTACTACCGGCGTTTCAAATGTTACGGTTATCGTTTCGGACGCCGCCGACGCTACGATCCCGCCTTCGCATTTGCAGACGGTTCGCCTTGTGCGGATTTCCGCAACCGACGTTGTCGCCGCCTGTAACCTTTTCGGCCCCTAATGTTTGACGCTTCGCAAATCGCATTTGCGAACCTCAGCGGATCGCGGGCGACGCCCTCGGGCGAGGCGCGTTTGTTTCGCCGCTACGGCGCCGAGCGGCCCGAATGCATGGACCGCACGCGCTGGCATTTGCTCCTCCCCCTGAATCAGGCGGAAGATCTCGGCGGGGAAATTAGAATTTACACGCTGGACAAATTGCAGGCGATCGGCGCGGCGACCGAATCGCTTTTCGCGGCTCAGGAAGCGAAGGGCGCGAAGGCTAAGGGCCTCCCCGTTTCTTATATGCACGCGATCGAATTGCGTTTGCAGGGAAGCGAAACGGGGGCCACGCTCGAAAGGGCCGGCACTATTTGCGGGGTTCACGTTTGCGATGGGGCAGGCCCCTACCAGGGCGGCTTGTGGGCCTGTATTGAATGGACGCCCCGCGCATGGTGTCAGATCGATTGCGGCGAATGGCTGGATCTTTCAATTGCCTTGGCTCAGGATTATACCCTTGCCGACGGTTCGCGAATCGCGGGCGAATGTATGTTCGCGGCGGCCCTTGTGGACGTTGGATTTTTTGAATCAATCCCCAGCGCGCGGGATGGCTTGCCGCCCGAGGCATTCGCCGAATCGCCGAGCGTTGAAACGATCGCAGTTTATCGCCGCGGATTTGCGCGGCGTCTATTCGCAAAAGGTGAAAAGATGGATTATGAAATTAAGCCGGAAGTTGACGGCGTTTCCCTCGCTTTCGACGAATCGCAGATCGCGCAAATGCGGGACCTTCTCGGCGAGCTTCTCGCCCCTCACGCCGAGGCCTTCGCGGGCCTCGCCGCGAAGCTTGACAAGGTTCTAGAAATGCAGGCGATCGACCTGGATCGCGAGGGCGGCGAGGAAGCCCCCGAAGGCCTTAAGGAAGCTCAGGAAATGGACGGCGAGGGCGAGGCC